CGACATCCTCACATCAATCTATTCAACAGAAGAGCTAATATCCATGTTGTTGCAAAAGGGCGGAATGATGAGTGTCTCGGTGGTTAAGGAAAATGAATAAAGCTGTTTCGATATACAAGAATGTCATTACGGGCTCGATACCTCCTACTCCGATATCACTCGATGTTGATGCTGAGCTTTTTACTGATTGCGACGAGACGCTTCTTAGCATTGCCGACACAATTGGTCAACCTGTTGCGTACCAACAGGAACAAAAAGGTTCTCTTGTCCAGAACATATTCCCAATACAGAAAACCGAGACAATGCAAATATCAAGCAGTTCAAAGGTTGAGCTTGGTTTGCATACAGAGACAGCATTCCATCCATACAAGCCAGACATTGTTGCTCTACTATGTGTTCGTGGAGACCCTACGGGCATAACAACTATCGCTGAAGTAAGGGATGTGGTTTCTAAGCTAGATAGTTACTTGATTGATGAGCTGTGTAAGCCGAACTTCACCACATCATTGGACCCAAGCTTCATGCTTGAAGGACAACAGGATGCCACTATACCCATATCTGTTTTGCGCAATCACAATGATGAGTGGCACCTAACATACGACGAAACTCTCGTGATAGGAAAAACGAAGGAAGCAAATCACGCATTACTCCATCTCAAGGTAGCTATACGAGATTCGATTGTTGATTACATACTTGAAACGGGTGACCTGATGCTCATAAACAACAACACGGCCGTACATGGTAGGAAACCTTTTATTGCTAGGTATGACGGAACAGACAGATGGCTTAAGCGCGTTCTCATAAGAACCAGCAGTACTCCTTCAAATCAAATTGAAGGCAATGTCATTACAACTAAATTTTATTAGTCAGTGAACCTCTTACCGCACTTCATGCACCTCTGCATCCACGGGTAAACTTTTCTATCTTGAGGTAAATGTTGGCATCCCGTAGTACCTGCAGCTTTGTTGCATACATCCCTAACAAACTCAGCCAAGGAAACCCCAAGCTCTGCTGCTGCTGACTTCCATCTTTCATGGTCTTCGTCTGTAGCCCTAATTAAAACTTGTTTGTTTGCTGGTAGACCAGGTTTTGCGCCGGTGTTTGCCTTACGGGTGAGTTCTGTGACACCCATGACATCATCAACAGCTGCTCGAATATTGTCTTGAACCTCTTCGGCACTGTCTTTGGATGATTCATTTTTGTTCATAGATAACAAAACTACCTCATGGACATCTAGTTCTGGCAGTTCTTTGTGTTTATTTATTCCCTTGAACCTGTTGCTGAATCCCAGGAGACCCTTGCCTATTGATATTTCAAATTCTTTTACTTTTTCCTTTGATGTCCTATATTTCCCCTCGGTCGATAGCGACTTCCTCGCCGCCCCCTCCGTTGGATACGGTTTCCGCAACATCGATTACCTCTCCATCTTCTATTTCTGATTCACCAAGTATTGAATTAATTACGTCTGATGGAAGCACGCCGCTTCTTCCCATTATCTCCAAAAGCTTACGGGCTTCTGATTCTGGAGAGAACTGACTAATAGAACTTACATCTATTGCGCCGGAAAGGGTTGACCTAACATTGACCTGCGAATTAACATCCATCTGCACATTAACATTTGTCTGCTCCATACCGAGCAACTTTGAACGCCTATCCATTATAGACAGAACTTGCTGGATGGCTTTTAAGTCTGGCTCTGCTGTCACCTCAGTGCCATCATCCATTTCCAACTTTCTATGCTGAGTCATGGGCCATATTGCCGACTGAAGAGAGTCAAGTCTTTCAAGCTCCATTCTCAAAAGCTCTGGATAAGCAAAGAGTGCTTCTGAGTTGAGCTTTTCAAGCTGTCTTCTAATCGCAGTTCCTACAGCTCTGCTTGACATACCAAACCTACGGGCTATCTCACCATGGGTTACACCGGCTTGTCTTAGCTTGAATATGCGCAAGTCCCTTTCAGCAAGGAACTCCCTAGTTAAACCGCCTTCGCCTTTTGACACTTAGCCAACTTTCATATATTCAAGAACTTCAAATGGGAAAATCTTCCCACGCCTCATTTTAGTAGGCCACGGGCGCTCATCGCGGCCACCCCTAAAGTGTCTCACATCGTAGACATATCCCTCCATTGAGGTTGGGTCTGGTTGTAACGAAATGCCGAACTCCGGCCAACGAGACCAGACTGCAGAGCCGAATGGGCGTAACTCACGGGTTGTAAGGCTTGAACCAAGAGGGGCGTGGTGTTCGAGCCATAAGGCGCATCCAAACTGGTCACGAATGTAGTCAAGAAAACGAGCCACCTCTACTGCAACAGCTTCGCTTGTCCTGTTTCCTGAATCAATAAATGACTTATACAAAGGACCAAGAACAAGTAGGTCTGGTTTAGTCTTCTCAACAGTCTCCTCAACTAGGAGCCTGTCAGAGACGCTAAGCAAATCGATACCAGCCGGCTTGATAAGAAGATGGGCTTCAACTTGCTGAATCCGGTTTCCATTCATCAATTGCGTACGGGCTATTGCGGCATTCATGATGCTACGGGATGTTCGGCGGATGATTCGCTCAGGGTTCTCTAGGTCAATAGTCAATGTCCTAATTGGTGGCATTGATTGATATGTAAAAGGATTAACTCCAGAGGCAGAAAGTATCGCAACCTGCCTAGCAAGCATTGTCTTTCCAACGCCCTCAGCTGCAACAACTATCACGCGCTCCTTACGCTCCAAGAGTCCTGGAATAACCCAATCAAATTCGTCGTTGTCTGATTCGGAGATAAAGTTTTCCCAGTTAACCAAACGACCAGTATCGGTGCGCTCACTGATTGTCATCGATGTAAGAGCAATGCTTGCCCTGTTCAACTTCTGAGAGTCGCTCAGGTTCTCGGAATCAAAAATATCGTTAATCTTTACAAGGATTGAATCCATCTGAGATGGTTCTTCTTGCGGTTCCTCTACGGGTGACTCCTCGTAATCGGAGAGGGGGATGAAATCATCAAAAGACTTACCGGCAGCAAAGTGGTCGTATGCATCTTTGCCTGAAGCCGAAAGCCATACACCTCCCGTACACCTCGCCTCATCCAGCTTTGAGCGAACAATCATGGCAAAGGACTTGCCGACATCATCGTTATCAGAAATAATTTCGACATGGGCTCCAGCTAGAGCTTTTGTAAAACTGTCTTCCCATTTGTTATTGCCTGCTCCCCCGGGTCCTGTGGTGGCGATTATTCCCAGCTCGATAAGAGCATCAGCATCTTTTTCGCCTTCAACAACCCAAATGGGCTCATTGTTTTTTACTCCCTCAATGACTGCGGGCAGATTGTAGAGAATCTTGTCTATTCCGGAGAGAGAGTAAATCCAATCTCCACTTTTTTCTGGGTTTGGCCGGCGCTGCAAGAAAGACTTGCTCCCATCTTCACGCAAAAACCGTTGCTTCTCGTATGCAAGATTGCCATTTGAATCAATGTATTTGTAAGTCTTTACAAGACGTTGCTTTGGTTTGTTGTTCTTGTCAAATGTTGCAGACGGGGGGAAGAGGTCTTTCTGGGTTATGCCAATAGCTTCGCATATCTCTGATGCACTACAGGGCTTGCCCCTATGGCAATACACGACAACTTTTCCATTGTCATCTTTGACAGAAAGGGACGGGTTGCTGTCATCATTCCTGCACGGGCATCGAGCTTGCCACTGTCCATCACCACCACGAACGCCTTGAAGCTTGCTTAAGAAGTTTGAAACTGTAAGTGAGGCGGCGTAGGTCATTATGTACTCATCAATTGTTGTAGTCGGACCGTCTCATCATATCGTCGTGTTTTTAAATTCATCTTCTGCCTAAGGAATTTTCGCTGACTCTCTGTCATACCTCCCCATATCCCAAATGGCTCCCACTCCATTGCATATGTGAGACATTCCATTTGTATGGGGCATTTAGCACAAACGCTTTTTGCGTTGTTTATCTTTTCCAGCTCACATCTAGTTAATGGCGACCCCGGGAAAAACCAATCTGTCGGACAAGAAGTACAAGCTCCACCTTTTGGGAAGTCTGGAGGGCCATCAAGATTCAATGTTCCGTATCTACCATTGAACTGTTGGTTTTCTTTCTCATCTATTGTCATGAACGCAAAGAGTATTACTTACTAAACCTCAAGTCAAGTGCCTTCCATGTTGACCACAAGAATTTCCTAATTGACGCTCTGGTTCTATCTTCTCGGCTCACGGGTTGCACTATTTCCTGAATTGCCAAATCTAAAGCTCTACCGGATATGTATGCAACCTTGTAAATTGCATCTTGCCACTCATCACTGTTCTTGACTTTTTCCCAAGCGTACGGGTCAAACCTGTTGTATTTGCTAATCATTTCGTCATCGACATTTGAACGAGAACCCATTATCTCCATGTGCCAGCCAGTTGCTTTCTCTATTGCGAACAACAGCTCTATTATTCCACGGTCGCCATCTGAATCCTTCAGATTTTTAGCCATACGATTAAATTTTCGCTCAGTAATCATCTGGCAATAGACATCCAGCATGTTGGAATAGTCTGTTGCTTCAGCAATAAATGGGTTATTTTCCATGTCAGTAAAAGATGAATCTTCAATCATCTCCTGTATTGCGTCTAGATAGTCAGACTCAGCTGCGATTGGGTCAATGTCTGCGTAGTCCTCAGAGTCTTCATCCATTGGTTCCCAATCTTCCATTTCTATGTACCAAGCAATGCTCTTTGCACTGCCAACTTCTTTTTTGTTGCAGAAGAATTTTCATCCATGCTAGCGATTGCAAGTTCTTCTGGGCTAGTGAATCTATAGTGGTCTAAGTATTCACAAATAGCATTATATACCGACCAAGCGTTGTAACCATATCCGGCAGCATTTCTCTCGTTTTTATAAATAGAGTTAATTGCATCTTCTATAGAGTTCCGGTGTTCTCTTTGTCTCTTTGTTTCTGATTTTGTTCGAGGTGCAATTATTTTTAACACTGCATCCGAGATAGATGACACGGGTGTCTTTATAGAAAGAAGCTGCTCGGCACTACGGGTGAATTCATCTCCCCATTTAGTGGAAATTTCTAAAACTTCTTGAGCATCGTCAATTATCGAATCCATGTTTCGAGTATGTCTGGCTGTAAAAACTCTTCTTGCTGTTTTCTCACCTAGAACAACAGTGTTGTTGCACACCGCTCGTATTTCGGTATTTGAATATCTTATTGGCCACACACCATCGTGGCCTGCTGAGATGACTAGGTATCTAGCAAGCTTATCGTTAACACCAAGCGCATCAATCACAAGTGGACCGAGGTCTATTGTTGCAAAAAATCTTGAACCGCCCTTAAGACAGCCGCATGTATCAATAACTGCGTCACCCTTTGAAGCACCCACTACAGCAAGGGCTCTTTCAAGAACTTCGCTGTTCTGTCTTACTTCGTACCTTGTTCCAACTGTCGCCAACGGGTCAAAGGAGCCATCAAAA